TAAATGAGCATATATTAAAAACTAGTAAAGTAGATGCTGAAACTGGTGCACTAACTATAAATTCACCAGACGGTAAAGTAGAATTGGCAACTGATGTGTGGAGAACAGCAGGAACTTCTCAAAAGGTTGCATCTGCAATTGGTAAAGGTATGAGAACTTGTCTAAAAGAAAATATAGATGAAAGGAGAAATAGTTAATGAGAACCCAGCTCCTTTGTACATTTACAAATAATCGTGCCCTATCTAAAACAGTCGATAGAATTATAGATGCTTACGATATCTTATATAATAAAATGTTTGTTCTCAAGAATGAAAATGATACTAGAGAATTGATGTGTACATATAATATAGATGCTACAGGAAGGGTAGAAATCTTTCCAGAAACTATATCCCTACACAGGAAAAAACAAACAAATACCCTTTATACAATTAACGCCTTAAACGAAACAATTAAAACCTGTAATAACGGTGTCCTAGATACAACTTTTCAGGTAGATTGGGAAAATTATAGAAACTGTATAATGGTTACTAATGAAGATGGATTAAGACGAATAGATACATCTGTCAAGGAAATTATACATATTAAGGTAAAACGATGATATTTATATATAGTTAACTATCTTAGGAGAGAATCAATGATAAAATTAAAAGACCTACTAACTGAAATTGATGATGAAAAAATCATTAAATATAAGGATAAAGACGGAAAACCAGGAGAAATGAAGGCTGGTTCTGCAAAAACAATGGAAAAAGGTCATCCAGCAAAAATAGCTTGGGATAAGATGGCAGAAAAAGATTCAGAAGGTGGTGACGACAAAAAAGATGACAGTCAAAAGGTTTCATTTGATAGAACAGCAGGTAATGATACAGATTCAAAGTCAGACTATAGTGTTGATGGTAGTGCTGGTAAAGGTCAAAAAGTTGTTGATGGAAAGATTACTATAGGAGAAGATGATAACACAGTAGAAGTTGACGTAGAAGACTTGGCCAATACACTTAACATTCCAGGAATAGATGCAAAAACTTTAGCTAAAAAGTTCGAATCAGGAGATGCAGGTATAGATGCTGATTCAGATGGAAGAATAGACTTTAGTTTCTATGATGATAAGATAGGAGACATTAGTGCACAAGTAGAAAATGACGGACACTATGATTTTGATGCACAATCTTCTAGTTTATCCGACGACCAGCAGGAAGAAATGAGGGACGGTTTAGAAGATCTATTAAAGCATCAATACCATGACGATATAAAACCAGAAGATGAAGGTGAGGATTATGACAACGATGAAGATATGGATGATGACGACGATGAAAATATGGATGCTAGCGATGAAGATAAAAAACAGGAAGCAGCAGGCTTCTCAGCAGGAAATCCAGATCGAGATCCTAGATTTGTTGATCCTTACACAGAACAACCAACAAGAAAAACTGAATATAAAGGATCCCTTGAATATAAATTCGAAGATGAGGATAAAGAATTTTATGAAAATCTACCAGATGAAGATGAGCATTTAGAAACACTTCCAAAAGCCATGGCAAGCAAGAAATGGCCATATTCAGTCATGCATCCTAAGAAAAAACTACAACAAGTTGCAAAATTTCTTAAAAGAGGAAAGAAATTCGACGGGCCAGCAGACATATCTGACGAAGATGTACAATTTGTAAGAGATACATTTTATAATGATGATAAAAACCCTATTGGACAGAAAATGGAAAAGATAAGTGATGAGCGATTAAGAATAGGCATCATGCAGGACCTTGATAATTTAGCTGATGGAAATATCATGAAACTTATGAGTAGGATTGTTACTCCTGAAAAAGATGGTGAAGCTTACACAGGAATTGGTGGTATGACAAAAGGTCCTTCAAAGTATAAACTAGATGATAAAAATTGGGATATTTTTGACGACTCAAAGGAGTCAACTGATAAAACCAAATCAGGTGAGACATTTACAACCTATTCTGGTGACAGGAGATTTATGACTAAAGCTGAACGAGAGCCTTGGCGATATAAAGATGAGAAAACAGGTAAATTACGACGTGATATTCCTATTAAACAAGATTATGAACCCAAAAGAAGAAATAAAACAGAAGGCATGATTAAATTAAAAAGCCTACTAAAAAAATAATGGCAGACCAAAACTTAATATTAGGTAAAGATAAGAAAAAGAAAGGCAATACTATGTCGTATCATGGTAAGAAGCTAGGTATTAAGTCTGACCCTGATGCACACAATAAGCGACGTGAAAAGGACGAAGAAGAACTAAGAAAGCTTTTACGTGACCTTATACAAAACGAAATAAAAAATCTATTTGTAAAAAAATAGTAAAAATATTTGGCCTGGATTTTACCATGTCAATTATTTTGTTTATATTTAATAATAATTAAAGAATAACTAAATACTAACTAATAATTAACTTATGACAAAGCTTTCGCTGAGCGTCCTTCTTTTCTTGTTTGGACAAACCTTAATTTGGTTTCAAACTAATGGTCAATTCATATGGCCATGGTTTCAAAAACACCCCATATTTTTATCGATTGTAGGAGGATCTACAATATCTTATGCGTTTATAATAGCAACTAAGTTTGCGTTTGAACACTTTGATGGATTATTATGGCCTGGTAGATTCTTAGGATTTGCACTAGGTATAAGCTCCTATGCAATTTTAACTTGGATTTTTATGGGAGAAGGCATATCTTTAAAAACCTTCACATCATTAATCTTAGCAATGGGAATAATCAGTGTACAATTATTTTGGAAATAATGTTAATAACTTTTAACTCAGAATTTTTTTATGTTAAATAAATTTATTATATTACTATATAAAATTAAATTATGGCAAAACAACTAGGATACGCATGTATAAATATGACACTTGCAAAGCAAGGCATATCATGCAACAGAAGTATGATACGTAGAACCTTTCAAGCAAAAGGTCCAGAGTATGCATCAGAATTAATATTGGAAAACTTACGAAATTTAACAAAAGTAATAAGTTGGAATAATCAAAATGGAATTAAAGTCTATCGCATGTCAAGTAACATGTTTCCATGGATGTCAGAATACGAACTTACAGATTTACCAGACTATGACAAAATTTGTAATTTACTAAAGGGCATCGGCAAATTGGCAATGGATAATGGTCAACGACTATCATTTCATCCAGGTCAATTTTGTGTACTAGCTTCACCAAACGAAAATGTAGTACTAAATGCAATGAATGAACTAGATAAATCTGCACAAATTATGGATCTTATGGGTTTACCAAAGTCTCGTATGGCAAAAATTAACATACATGTTGGCGGTGCATATGGTGATAAAAAGTCTGCACTAGATAGATTTTGTAAAAACTTCTTAAGATTGCAACCATCAGCACAAGCACGTCTAACTGTCGAAAACGATGATAAAGCAAACATGTACTCTGTCAAAGATTTATATGATGGTGTATACAAAGTAGTTGGTATACCTATTGTATTCGACTACTTCCATCACAAGTTTTGCACAGGTGATATGACAGAAGAAGAAGCACTAAAACTTGCAGCTTCTACATGGGGTGATATAAAACCTTGTACACATTATTCAGAATCAAGACGTGCAGAACAAAAACTTATTGTCGAGCAAATTTGCAAAAACAATAATATAACAATAGACCAAATGCAAGACTTTCCAACACTTGCTACAATGTACAAAGAATTCAGCAAGATAAAAGTACAAGCTCACTCTGATTATATTGTAGAAGAAATCAATGATTATGGTCTAGATATCGACGTTGTAGTCGAAGCAAAAGCTAAGGAATTAGCTTTTATGGAAAAGAAAAATATTTTAACAGAAGTTTTACCATGTTAGAATTTTTTTATATATTAAATAATAATTAACAAAAAAAGAGGAAAAAAAATGGCAATTGACTTAGACGCAATTAGACGTAAACTCGGAGATTTACAATCTCAAACAACAAGGACTTCCCACTTATGGAAACCAAGTCCAGGAAAAAATCAAGTAAGAATCGTACCTTACCAACACAATAAAGACAATCCCTTTCAGGAACTGTTTTTTCACTATGACTTAGGTAAAAAGAATTATCTTTCACCTGTAACATTTGGAGAACCAGATCCAGTTGTAGAATTTTCTGAAAAGTTAAAAGCAACAGGAAATTCAGACGATTGGAAACTTTCTAAAAAGCTAGAACCAAAAATGAGAACTTATGTTCCTGTTTTAGTTAGAGGAGCTGAAGGAGAGGGTGTAAAATTATGGGGATTTGGTAAACAAGTATATACAGAACTATTAGGATTTATTACAGATCCAGATTATGGTGATATTACAGATCCAGGATCAGGTAGAGATATTGTAGTTGAATTTACTCCATCTGAAGGTGCAGGATCTTATCCTAAAACTACTATTAGAGTAAAACCAAATCAAACTCCAGCAACAACTGATAAAGCTACTGCTGAGAAAATTATGACTGGACAAGAAGATATTTTTAATATTTTTAAGAAAGTTTCATATGATGATTTAAAGTCTGCATTAGAAGAATGGTTAGATCCTAGTACAGACGGAGAAGAATCAACAGGTGATTTACCATGGGAAAATAAAAAGCAAACAACTGAAAAGGCTCCAGTAGTAGCTGCATCAACCGCAAAAACTACTGATGATATATCTGCAGCTTTTGACGACTTATTTAATCAATAGGAGAAAAACAATGGAAAAAGAAACATTAAAAAGAAAAATTGAAAATCCAGTTAGGGCTTTAGCAAAAGAATTAGAAGGCAGAGGACAAATGACAGGTATAATATCTGAATTAGTTAATGCAATTTTAACGAATGTTAAAGAGTTAGGTAGAGATAAGTAATATGGGAAATCAAGAAAAAGACGCACTAGCAGAACAACTTGCAACGTCATTAAATAAAAAATTTAAAGACTATAAGGTTGCATATTTTCTTGACGGATCTGAAGACACACCTACAGACTTAACTGAATGGATATCCACAGGCTCATCAATGCTAGATTTATGTATATCAAATAGACCTAATGGAGGAATACCAGTTGGTAGAATTACCGAAATAACTGGATTAGAAGCTTCAGGAAAGTCTTTAGTAGCAGCTCAAATTTTAGCAAATACACAAAAAGCAGGAGGTTTAGCTGTTTATATTGATACTGAAAATGCAATAAATGAGGAATTTTTACAAGCATTGGGTATTGATACAACAAAATTACTTTATATTCAATTGGAAACAGTTGAAGACATATTTGAAGTAATGGAAAATATCATTTTAACTGTTAGAGAAGGTGAAAAAAATAGACTAGTCACAATAGCCGTAGATTCTGTGGCTGCAGCAACTACTAAAGTAGAACAATCTGCAGATTATAGTAAAGACGGTTGGGCAACTAGTAAAGCTATTGTATTATCAAAGGCAATGCGTAAAATCACAAATATGATTGGACGACAAAGAATTGCATTGGTATTTACTAACCAACTTCGACAAAAAATGGGAGTTATGTTTGGAGACCCTTGGACTACTTCTGGTGGAAAAGCAATAGCTTTTCATGCTAGTTGTAGACTAAGGCTAAAACCAGCTGGTCAAATAAAGGCAACTGTAAATGGCCAAGCTCAAACTGTGGGTATTAAAACAAAATGTGTAGTTGTTAAAAATCGTATGGGACCACCGTTGAGAACAGCAGAATTTGATATTTATTTTGATAGTGGAATAGATGACCTTGGTAGTTATCTTACTATTATGAAAGCATACAAATTAATTAAGCAAGGCGGATCATGGTATACATATACAAAGGCTGATGGAACAGATTGGAAATGTACTTCAAAAACTTGGAAATCTACGTTATTAGAAGACGAAGAACTAAGAACAGAAATATATAATCTTATTTGTGAAACATTGATAATGGACTACAAAAGTGAAGACTTAGGTATTGACGATGTAGAAATATCAAACGAACCAATTCCAGAAGGATAGTGATAGTAAACATACTATTATACTATTAGCATTACAAGGGTTTCTAAGAGATTAGAAACCCTTGTTTTTGTTAATAACTTTTTCAAAATAAATAGCCAGAATTTTTTTATGTCAATAAATTTGGTTATATTTAACATATAAATAATAAATATGAAAGACAAGTACAAAGAAATACTACAAGGCCTCAGTGAAGACACATCTCCTAAGGACCAAAACGACAGAATTCTAATTATCGATGGATTAAATACGTTTATTAGAAGCTTCGCAGTCAATCCAAGTGTCAATGAAGACGGTATACATGTTGGTGGTATGACTGGATTTTTACATTCCATAGGATATGCAATTAGAAATATTAAACCTACTAGAGTTATTATATGTTTTGATGGCAAAGGTGGTAGTCAAAGACGTAGAAAAATATTTCCAAACTATAAAGGAAATAGAAGAGTAAGAAAGCATCTAACCAGAGCAAATACTTTTCAATCTATAGAAGACGAAAGAATCTCTATGGGTCAGCAAATAAATAGATTAACTCAATATTTAGACTCTTTACCAATTACAGTTCTTGCACCAGAAAATATTGAAGCAGATGATGCTATGGCCTACATTTGCCAACAAGTTTATCCAAAAAGTCAATGCATTTTAATGTCAACAGACAGAGATTTTTTACAATTGGTTGACCATAGAGTTCAAGTTTGGTCACCAACAAAGAAAAAATTCTATGCCCAAGAAACAATTAAAGATGAATTTGGAATAGAGTCTTCTAACTTCATCATACTAAAGTGCATAACAGGAGATGGATCCGATAATATTCCTGGAATAAGAGGAGCAGGTATTAAATCTTTACAAAAAAGACTGCCAATACTATTTACAGATAAAAGAATAGAGTTAGATGAAGTTATTGAGTATGTTAAAAATAACTGTGATGGCACAAAACTAGGACAAGCACTACGAGATTCAGAAGAATTATTAACAGTAAATCACAAGCTTATGCAACTGCAAGACGTAGATATATCTGGTTACTCTAAAGAGTCAATTATAAATATTGTAAGATCCGATATCAATAGGCTAAATAAGCCACAATTTGAACAAATGATATTAGAAGACAATCTAAATGGAATATTTAAGAATCCTTCTTTATGGTTAAGAGAATCTTTTTTACCACTAGACAATATAATAGGAAAATAAATGCAAGAAAATAAATTTCAATATGGCTACAGTTTTCAAACAAAACTAATAGCATGCTTGTTTAAAGACAGGGTATTCTTACAACAAATTATGGATATTTTAGAGCCATCATATTTTGAGTCTGAAGCTAATATTTGCATTGTTGAAAACATTAGAAATTATTTTACAGAATATAAACAACCTCCAACAATGGAAGTAATGTCTGTGAAAGTAAAAGAAATTGACAATGACATGCTACAAACTCAGGTTGTAGAACATTTAAAAGATTCATACAAACAGTTGGATGCTCCTGATTTAGAATTTGTAAAAGAACAAACAATAAAGTTTTGTAAAAACCAAGTATTAAAGTCAGCAATTATGGAATCAGTACAACTTCTTGAACGAGGAGAGTTTGAACAAATAAAAATGACTATTGATGAAGCTATGAAGGCTGGTTTAGAAAGAGCAATTGGTCATGAATACATTGAACATGTTGACGAAAGATATTTAGAATCAGTCCGAAATACAGTAGCAACAGGATGGGATGTAGTAGATGATATTGCAGATGGTGGACTAGGTAAAGGTGAATTAGGTGTAATGGTTGCCCCATCTGGTATTGGTAAGTCATGGGCATTGGTAAATGTAGGAGCAGCTGCAGTAAAGGCTGGTTTAAATGTAATACACTACACACTTGAACTAAATGAAGCTTATGTTGGATTAAGATATGATGCAGTATTAAGTGGAATACAAGCCCAAGAACTTAAATATCATATAGAAGAAGTTAAAGAAATTGTTGGAAAACTAAAGGGAAATTTAATTGTAAAGTATTATCCAACCAAGGGTGGAACAGTAAATACCCTTGCAAGTCATATTGAAAAATGTAGAATGCAAGGATTTGACCCAGACTTAATTATAGTAGATTATGCAGATTTATTGAGAGGACATGGTAAAGAAGTACGACATGAACTTGGTAATATTTATGAAGATTTAAGAGGATTAGCTGGTGAACAAGAAATACCGTGTTGGACAGCTTCTCAGGCAAATAGATCCGCACTTAGTGATGACATAATTGGAGCAGAAAAAATTGCAGAATCGTATGCAAAAATAATGACAGCAGACTTAGTTATTTCATTAAGTCGAAAAATAGAAGATAAACTAGCAAATACTGGTAGATGGCATATAATTAAAAATAGATTTGGTCAAGATGGAATTACTTTTCCAAGTATGATGAATGCCAGTAATGGTCAAATTGACATTCATGCACCAAATTCACTAGATGGACAAGACATTCAGCAAGATATGGATAATCATTCTGAATATTTACGAAAAGTATTGAAACAAAAATACAATAAAGAATCTTAAATATGTATATATCGATATTTATTATAGACTGGAGCAATCCAGTCATTTGTTTTCAAAGGCGAAATATAACACAATAAAGGAGAAAAAATGGAAGTATCAAATCAAATATTATCGGAAATTACTGTGTACATGAAGTACGCAAAATACGTACCAGAATTAAATAGACGAGAAACGTGGGAAGAACTAGTTACTAGAAATAAAGAAATGCACAAAAAGAAGTTTCCACAACTAGCAGATGAAATAGAACAAAAATATAAACTAGTATACGATAAAAAAGTACTTCCATCAATGAGAAGCCTGCAATTTGGTGGTAAGCCAATTGAAATATCTCCAAATAGAATATATAATTGTGCATATCTTCCAATAGACTCAATTGATGCATTTTCAGAAACAATGTTTTTATTGTTAGGTGGAACAGGAGTTGGATACTCAGTACAACGACACCATGTTGAAAAGCTACCCTGCATACAGAAACCTTGGCCAAAAAGAAAAAAGAGATTTTTAATAGGAGACTCTATTGAAGGCTGGGCAGATGCAGTAAAAGTTTTAATGAAATCATACATGAATGGTGGAGGTAGTAAGATAGAATTTGATTATTCAGATGTAAGACCTAAAGGTGCACAACTTGTAACATCAGGTGGTAAAGCTCCAGGTCCTCAGCCATTAAAGGAATGTATACTTAAAGTTAAAGGTATATTAGAATCAAAGGAAACAGGAGAACAATTAACAACCCTTGAAGCTCATGATATTATATGTTATATTGCAGATGCAGTGTTAGCAGGTGGCATCAGAAGAGCAGCACTAATTAGTTTATTTAATGCTGATGATGACCAAATGATTAGTTGTAAATCTGGTAATTGGTGGGAATTAAATCCACAAAGAGGTAGAGCTAATAATTCAGCAGTTCTAATGAGACATAAAATAACAAAGGAATTTTTTATGGACATATGGAAACGTGTAGAATTATCAGGAGCTGGTGAACCTGGTATTTATCTAAATAATGATAAGGATTGGGGTACAAATCCATGTTGTGAAATCGCGTTAAGACCTCATCAATTTTGTAATCTTTGTGAAGTAAATGTATCTAATATAGAATCACAAGAAGATCTAAATGAAAGAGTCAAAGTAGCTGCATTTATAGGAACACTACAAGCTGGATATACTGATTTTCATTATCTTAGGGATGTATGGAGAGAAACAACCGAAAAAGAAGCACTAATTGGAGTGTCAATGACAGGTATTGGTTCAGGAGTTGTACTTGGATATGATATGAAAAAAGCTGCAAGTGTTGTTAAGAGAGAAAATACAAGAGTTGCTAAAATTATAGGTATAAATCAATCTGCAAGAACAACAACCGTAAAACCTGCAGGAACAACATCCTTAGTATTAGGTACAAGTTCAGGTATTCATGCATGGCATAATGACTTTTATATTCGTAGAATTAGAGTTGGTAAAAATGAATCTATATATCAGCACCTAAAGTCAAATCACCCAGAATTAGTAGAAGATGAATATTTTAGACCTCATGATACTGCTGTAATTCAAGTTCCTCAAAAGGCGCCAGTAGGCTCAATAATGAGAACAGAATCTCCATTCCAATTGTTAGAACGAGTAAAAAAGGTAGCAACAGAATGGGTAAAACCTGGTCATAGAAAAGGCTCTAATTCTCACAATGTATCAGCTACTATAAGTTTAAAGAAAGAAGATTGGGAATTGGCCGGAGAATGGATGTGGAACAATAGAAACGATTATAATGGATTATCTGTGTTACCATATGATGGTGGAACATATACACAAGCTCCATTTGAAGATATTACTGAAGAAAAATATAATGAAATGATGAAGTCCCTACATACAGTAGACTTATCAAATGTTATAGAAATAGAAGACAATACAGATTTAAGTGGTGAATTAGCATGTGCAGGAGGAAGTTGTGAAATCACATAATGATTGGATAGTTGATTTGTATTATAAGGAAATGGTTGCTCAAAAAAATATGGAGAAAAACCATGAACAGCATTCAAAACCTACAAAAAAAACTAAAGGAACTTCAAGACGAAATAAAAAAGTATCAGCAAAATTGCCAACATAAAAACCAACAAATTAGGTTTGATGATAAGCAAAATGCTAGATGGTTTTGTAATAGGTGTGATAAAATGATTAGACTACCTAGCCAACAAGAGTTACAGGATTGGATTAGTAAATGAAATATGTTATAGGAAATAATTTAGTTGCAACAATGGCAGCGTATCTTTTACCAAGTGTAAAACATATCAAACCACTTGAGCGAGATTTAGACATATGGAACATTGAAACATCATATATTCCATATTATTGTATTGACTTTGTAAAGTTAGTTTTTCCTGGAGCCAACATTACCAAGTATGAAATGAGAACAATGTATGATATGCGCAAGACTTTGTCTGCTGTAAAGCCTAAAAATTTCGATCAAATATATACACTATATACAAGAGGAAAAACCAATGTTGAAAAAGAATATCTTAGAACTATTTCTGAGACATTAGAAGTTGTATCAATTAATGGAGAATCTCCCTTTAATTCACTAATAATATTGTTTGAAGAACTAGAAAAATTAACTGCGCACAAGTGTGAATTCATTGATATTGCAAGTATTGACGTTGTGAATAAACTAATTAAGTTATCAGATGATAAGGAATATGTTTATGACAAACTATTGTTTACTTCTGGATTAACCAAGTTAATCAGTCTAGACTCAAATAATATACTTAAAGGTAATATAGAACAAAATTATGCACCTGGTACAAAATTTACTTTACCTGTGATAGACAAATACATATACAAGTGTAAGTTAGAAAACGAAAATGACATTCAAATATCAAAATTATTTGACCAAATAGCAACTGTTGGAAAACCATGGTTTAGAAAAACCTTTTATAATGGTAGTGTAGTTTATGAGTCATTGAAACAAATATTTGAAGATAAAATTGAAAATAACACGGTTAATGAATATATTGAAGAATCACAAATAACAAATACACTAGGAATACAAAAGGTTTCAGGAATAGATCTGCTTGGAAAATGTTCAGAATGGAATAATTCTATTGGCTTTGGCCACGTAATTAGACGCTGTAATTCTCTTATAGAATATTATAGTGATGATGAAAAAAACCATAAAATAATTTTTCCAGGTCAAGAAAATTTATTATATTAACTATATGAATGAATTTAAAAATTTACACACATGCTTTCAATCGGAATTGCAAGCACTATCAGGTTTCGGATTACAAGTAGAGAGTAACGGAACAAAACAAACAGAACTTTTATTTAGGTCTATGTGCATAACTAATCCAACACAATTAGCCATTGCACATCCATCAAGAAAATTTAATCCTGCATACTCAGTATTAGAATTTTTATGGTATCTTTCAAGCCATAAGAAAACAAATAATATTGGAAAATGTGCAAATATTTGGTTAAAAATACAAGATGAACAAAACGAAGTAGAATCAAACTATGGTAGTTATATTCTTGGTAAACAATGGGATTGGATATTACAAGAACTTAGAAATGATAAGGATTCTAGACGTTGTACAATAGTAATCCATCAACCATATCATAAAACTAAAAATTCAAAAGACTTGCCTTGTACTCAATATCTACAGTTTTTTATTAGAAATAATAAATTACATTTAGGTGTAAACATGAGATCTAATGATATTATATATGGATTTTGCAATGATGTGTTTAATTTTGCACTATTTCAACAACTAATGTTAAATGAACTTAAATTAATATATCCTAATTTAGAACTAGGTTCTTATTACCACCATGCAGGTAGCTTTCACTTATATGATATGCACTATAAAATGAGAGACAATATATTAATGGATGCATCTTCTTTAGATAAACAAGACTTATGGACATCAGAAACATATGAACTTCATCCTTGGATAACTAGAGAGTATATTAAAGAAAATAATATGCAATTACCTACTGAAGATTTACCTAAATTAGAATTGATGGCATTTACAAAAAAACAAATGCAAAAGTTATTTAAACCTAAAAAAAGATTATATCACATATGAAAAAGAAAGACTCAATACTAAAACGTGCTGATAATGTTGTAAATCATCGATCAGAAGAAAAAGAAAGACTGTACGGACCATTTAGTGAAGGTATGGAAAGAGCTGCAAAAATAGCAAGTGGAATGACTGGCAAAGATTTTGAAGCCGAAGATATGTACTCAGCACTTGTTGCATTAAAGTTATCTCGTCATTCATATAATTATAGAGAAGATAATTTATTGGATTGTGTAGCATATCTTGGAGCACTTGATAATTATATAAAGGAGAATAAAAAATGAAAATAAATGTTATGAAAATTGGCGCAACTATAAATGCCAATAACGGTAGTATACTTACCGACGAAATAAACGTTGTAACTAAAATGCTTGCAGATTGTGGCCATGATGTTCACTATCATACGACAAGGACTAGAAATATGGTACCTTTACCACATGCAACATTTCACGATCTAGCTGAAGTTACTGATAATTCTTTTAGTGACTATGATGCATTAATTGTATTTAATGGTAATGCAAACTTTTATGGTGGACAAGAAGCAAGAGGAGATCTAATGGCATATAAGTTTATAAATAAGTCAACATGTCCTGTTTTCTATTTCCTAACAGATTGGTTATTACCATTACAACAATTATGGCCTAATGTTGAAAAAAAGCAAGTACAATACCATTGGGATAATAAATACACAAAAGATGAGATTGAAGTTGTACGAGAAGACATAATCATGATATCTCAAATATATAATATGGAAACATTACAGGCAAAATATCTTGATAAAAGAGGAATATTATATGCCGATATTATTTATTTTCCACTTCAAGATTTTATTATTCATGAATATCAACCAATCGAATATGTTAAACCTGAGGATAGATGGTTAGATTTAATTTATGGTGGAACATTTAGAGGTGGTCATAGACAAGAAAAAATGATAGAATACTATTTTAATTATCCAGAACATCTTAATGTACAAATGTTTGGAAATATAAAGCCTGAACATTTTAGTAAGAAAAAAACTCTTGACTTAAAATTTCCAGATTTTATAAGTAAAAAGGTAAAACATAGAGAATTTTTCGATAGAATGCAAACTTCAAAAGCAACTGTAACAATAAGTGATAAGTTATACGAAGGATCTGCAATATCAAATAGAACAAACGAATCAATAATAGGAAATGTAGTATCATTTATTGATAAAGGTTACGACCCTCAAATGAGAATATTTAATGACCCGTTATTACAAAAGTTTAACTATGTTGAATCTAGAAATGATGTTATTGTACGATTGAAATATCTAAATGACAATCCAGCAGCATTCGAAGATTTAATAAAACGTCAATATGAAGACGCAACTCAAAAAATGTCAAAAGAACAATATTATAAATCTTTTGTGAACATAGTAGAATCAAAATTACAAAACAAAAAAGTAGAGGAAATACAATGGTTTCAGAACTAAAATTTATTAAAGTTAAAAATGTAAAAAGTCCAGCAAGAGGAACAGAACAAAGTGCAGGTATAGACTTTTTTGTACCAGATGAGTTTAAAACTGTAATATTATTACCTGGAGAATCATGCTTTATTCCAAGCGGAATCAAGGTAAGTTTACCTGAAGGTCATGTTTTAATAGCATTTAATAAAAGTGGAGTAGCAGTTAAAAAGAGCTTACACGTTGGTGCATGTGTAGTTGATGAAGATTACCAGGGAGAACTGCACTTAAATTTAACAAATGCCGGTAATCAACCACAAATCATCGAAAAAGGCGATAAAATAACACAATTTGTTTTATTACCTGTGAATTATGCAATGCCTATTGAGGTTGAGCCAAAAGACTTGTACGAAAAAGCATCTAAGCGTGGAGAAGGTGGATTCGGAAGTACAGGAACAAAGTAATTGTTAATAACTTTTTGTAAAATAATGAACCAGGATTTTCCTGTGTCAAAAAAATTGGTTATATTTATACTATAAATAAAGACAAAGTTATATGAAATTATCAAGACTATCCAGTAAGTTCGACAAGGGCTTCTTTAATATGTATCAATTCGGATACGATACAGAAGGCAAGCTAGGAGTAAAAGTAGACAGAATAAAAGATTATTTTTATTATTCATGCGAACATATTGACGACATACTAGATATCAGACAGTTTGACTGTAAAAGAACAGATATATTTACAACTTTATATGGAGATAAAGTTTATAAAGTGTATTATACTGCAATAAAGGCTAAGAACGAATTAGTAAGAAAATATCCAGACAGAATATATCAAGCAGATGTAACTCCTGAATTTAAGTATATGCTAGATCGTAAACTAGAATGGTCAAGTAAACGTCATATTATGTATTTTGATATTGAAACTTGGTTTGACCCTGAACAGCCTAAAGCAAATATGCCACATAAAGCCATGATGCCAGTAACTTCTGTTGTTTGTTATTCTAATATTCATAAAAAATATTGGGTAATGTCTTGGCATCCAGAGCATACTAAAGATTTGGAAGAACCTCAACTTCGAGAAGAAGATAATGTTAATTATGTAATGTGTAAAGACGAAAGTACAATGCTACTTAGTTTTATAGAGCTACTTAGTATTATGAAAACCGATGTTATTACTGGTTGGTATTCTGCAGGATATGACCTTCCATATATTATAAATAGATGTAAAAGACTTGGCCTTCCATACGAAAACCTTTCACCATTAAAGGATGTTTATATTAAAAAACGTGGTGAATATTGGAGAATAAACATTAAAGGTTTAGACCATGTCGACATGATGGAAGCAGTTCAAGATATGGGATATAATCTTCCTAACTGGAAACTAACAACTGCAGTTAAAGAAATTATTGGTGATAAAGATTTAGACAAACTTACTGAAGTTACATGGAGAGATTGGCTAGATAACTATAAAGGTTTTATTGAGTATGGTATTCGAGATGTTGAAATTCTTGCTGAAATGGATAAGAAAATACAGATATTTGACTTATATACTACACTTCAGCAGATCGCGCATACTGACACATTAGGTGGTACATTCCATAAGTCAATGGTGGTTGATAACTATATATTAAAAGAAAACCATGGTAAGATTGTATTTCCAACTCGACATACAAGAGCAAAGCAACAATATGCCGGTGCTATAGTTTTTAATCCTAGAGAACCTGGTCGTCATAAAGATGTTACTGTAATGGATTATACTTCACTATATCCTACATCTATTATGGCTTTTAATATTAGTCCTGAAACTTTCATAGTATCAGAAAAATCTTGCAAAAAAATGGGTATTAAGATTGAAGATGTAATTGAAAAGCTAAAAGCAGATGATATAGGCTTCATAGATACTGGTACTCCAAAAATAAATGGTGTGCCTGAATTGTTTGGAGAACGATATCTATTTTATGACCATGAATATAAACTTGGTTTACTTCCACAGGTATTAAGAAAGTTATTTCTTCAAAGAGTTGAAGTAAATAGAGGCTTAAATGCTGGCGAATATACAGGAGATGAAGCTGTTGCAATGGATAAAAGACAGCAAGCATATAAATTAGTACTTAACTCTGCATACGGTGCAATGGGATTCAACTTCTTTAGACTATACAGACCAGAATGTGCAGATGGAATTACATATTTTGCAAGACAAGCTCTTAAATTTGCATCATTAAAGTTTCAAAACTTAGACCATTATGTATTATATGGAGATACGGATTCTATATTTGTGAAATCAAATGGAAGTAGTGAAGATGAAATGAAAACTAAGTTAATAGAATTTAATAAACAACTTAGAACAGAACTTGTAGAAAAGTATAATCCTGGAATAACTGATGAATATATGTTAATGGATTTAAAATTTGAATATGATTTAGAATACATTTATTTTGGTGATTCTAAGAAACGATATTATTCAATCATTAGAGAATCTGGCAAAAAGTACATTAGAGGTATGAATATTATTCGTAAAGATACACCTGAATTTATGAAAGGTGCTCTAAACAAAATTGCAGAATATGCTGTTAGAGGTACTTTAACAATGGAACACTTAACATTATTGCGTAAAAAGATAGAAACAGTAGATTATAAGCTTATGGGAATAAATAAGAAGTTTACAAAAGCCTTTGACATGTACAAAAAAACTATGCCTCAACATGTTAAAGCTTCATTTTGGGCAAATGAAAAACTTAACACTTCAATTTCTCATTCTGATACACCTTTACTATTTTACATAAAGAGTAATTGTGAAGACGATAAAAAGATAAAACAGAGACAGCAAGCAATCTGTCTTAATGAAGAAGATTTACATTTAATAGATGATAGAAAAGATGTATTTGAGCTAGACTATGAAACTTTCTTTAAGAAACAAGTACTAGATCAGCTTGATGAATTTGACAAAATCGATGATGTAAAAACTTTAGTAGAAAACTATAGACAGAATGCACTATCTAAGTAGTACATGATATTTATATTATATAAAACGGTTATAAACACAATAAAAAAGGAGAATAGGTTATGCAAGTAGAACCAATTGCGGGTAAAATATTACTAAAAAAATTATCGATTGAGCAAACAGCTGGAGGAGTTATTATGCCAGATATTGCGCAAGAAGGAGCAAATGAAGCAGAAGTAGTTTCAGTAGGACCTTCTGTAATCACACAATCAGGAAAAGAAGTACCTATCCAATGCAATATTGGAGATAAAGTACTATACCCAAAATTTGCAGCAAAAGCAGTAGATATTGATGGAGAAGAATTTCTAATCATAAGCGAAGCTGAATTATTTTTAATATTTAAGGAGAATAAATAATGTCACAGAGAGATTTAACATTTGGAAAAGATGCCAGAAAAGAATTAAAGGCAGGAGTAGATAAATTAGCTAATGCAGTTTCATCAACGCTTGGACCTAAGGGTAGAAATGTTGTAATTGAAAAAGAATTTGGCAAGTATGTTTCAACAAAAGACGGAGTAACAGTAGCAAAAGAAGTAGAACTTGAAAGTACACTTGAAAATGCAGGAGCTCAAATGGTAAAAGAAGTAGCTAGCCAAGTTAATGATGAAGCTGGAGATGGAACAACAACTGCAACCGTTTTAGCTAGAAAAATGTATTCTGATGGATTAGATGATATTAGTAATGGTGCAAACCCAATAGATCTTAAACGAGGCATGGATAAAGCAGTTACAGAAGTTACATCTGCACTAAAAAAATTAGCAAGAGAAGTAAAAAATTCTAGTGAAATAGCTGAAGTAGGTATGATATCTGCAAACAATGACGAGTTTATTGGAAACTTAATATCAGAAGCTATGGATAAAGTTGGTAGAGAAGGTGTAGTATCAGTAGAAGAATCACAAACAGCTGAAACTATATTGGAAACTGTAGAAGGTATGCAATTTGAAAGAGGTTATCTTTCTCCATATTTTATTACCAATAATAATCAGATGCAAGTAGAACTTGAGAATCCTTGGATATTATTATTTAATAAAAAAATATCTACAATTAAAGGCATCGTAAAAATTTTAGAAGCCTGTATACAGCAGAGTAAATCTTTATTAATTATTGCAGAAGATGTTCAATCTGAAGCTTTAGCTGCTCTTATTGTAAATAAAATGAGAGGAACTATGAAGGTAGCAGCCGTAAAGGCTCCGGAATTTGGTAAAAGAAGAGACGAAATTTTAGAAGATATTGCAGTTCTAACAGGAGCAACTGTTGTAAGTACTGAAAAAGGTATGACACTTGACAGAGTAACTGAAGAAATGTTTGGTACTGCTAGAATGGTTACTATAAATAAAAAATACACAACAATAGTAGATGGCGCTGGTAAAATTACAGATATAGAATCAAGGGTTGAGGAAATTAAATCAACAATAGATTCTTCAGAGTCTCCATATGAAATTGAAAAAGCGCAAGAACGATTAGCAAAACTTTCAGGTGGAGTTGCACTTATAAAAATTGGTGCAGAATCAGAACTTGAGATGAAAGAAAAGAAAGATAGAGTTGAAGATGCACTAAACGCGACTAGAGCTGCATTAGATGAAGGAATTATTCCTGGAGGTGGTGTAGCATTAAGATGGTTAGTTGATAGTGAGCTTGGAAGAATAGAACTAGACTCAGAAAATTCAGATCAAGAAAAAGGTATTAACATTGTATTAAATGCATGTAAAGAACCATTTGATATTATTATGCATAATGCTGGACTAGATGGAGACACTCATTGGAATACTGAAATACGCCCAAAAGCAGAAAGAAAAAACACTGTTAACTGGTCAGATGATATGAAATGGGGATATGATGCAAGAAAAGATTCTGTTGTAGATATGTATGCTGCAGGTATTATTGACCCTGCAAAGGTAACAAGAGTAGCATTAGAGAAAGCAGTATCAGTAGCAGGAACAATGTTATTAACAGAATGTATGATAACTAAAAAACCAAACGATAACGAAGAACCAAACCTTGGAGCAGGTGGTTTCGGAATTCAATAAGGAGAAATTAAATGGAAAACAATTTAGGAAACGCACTAAAAGGAATGTCACCTTCAGATCTACCAGATGTAATATGTGATAAATGTCAAAATTCAACATTTAGACAGGTAGTATTACTAAAAAAGGTATCTGCCGCAATTTCACCATCAGGAAATACTAGCTTTTTACCAATGCCAGTATTTGAGTGTAGTAATTGTGGTCATGTAAATGATGAATTATTACCTAAGCAAAATGAATCACCACTTTCTAAAGCCTAATATGAGCAAAATAGAAGATTCAGTCTGTAAAAAGATTCTAGATAGAGCAAAGGTTGGTAAAGAAAAGTATGGAGTTACCATGGAGAGAAATGATTTATCATTTAAAGAATGGATGATTCATTTACAAGAAGAACTCATGGATGCCATAGTTTACATTGAAAAAAATTTAGAAGAATCTGGTAAAAAATAACGTTACCAGATTTTTTTATGTCATAAATTTTTATTATATTTATATATGCAATTAAAAACCCCAAAAGATTTAGCCATTAAGGCCCGTAAAATGGGAAAAAAGACTGTATCATATAGTCAATTTTCTCGATATAAAAATTGTCCAAAATCATGGAAACTAGCATATATAGATAAGGAAACTTCATTTGACCCTTCTATATTTCTAATATTCGGAACAGCTTTTCATGAAACTATGCAAACATATTTAGATACCATGTACAAGGAATCAATTGTTGCAGCAGAAAAGTTAGATGTAAATAATATCCTACTAACTTCAATGCGCACAGAATATGCAAAAGTTGTAGAAGAATGCGGACAAGATTTCTCAGATCCAAAACAACTAGCAGAATTTTATCAAGATGGTGTTGAAATAATGAGTTGGTTTAAGAAAAATAGAGGAGCTTATTTTGCCAAGAAAAATACTGAATTGGTTGGAATTGAAATGCCTATTTTACACACTACAGAATCTAATGAAAATGTAATGTTAATGGGATTCTTAGATATTGTAATGAAAGAGCATGATAAGATTAAAATTTACGATATAAAAACATCTACTAGAGGATGGAAAGCAGCTCAAAAAAGTCAAAATGGAGACCAACTTCGGCTATACAAAAAATTCTTTGCAAAGCAATATCATGTAGATGAAAAAGATATTGAAGTAGAATATTTTATATGTAAACGAAAGCTTTGGGAAAATTGTGACTTTCCTCAAAAAAGAATTCAAGTAGTAAGACCTGCAGCAGGAAAACCCTCATTAAATAAGGTTATGCGACAACTTGATAGTTTTATATCTAATGCATTTACACCTGAAGGCAAACACAATAAAGAAGCAAATTATCCTGCAACATCCGGAATAAAAAATGCAAACTGTAAATGGTGTGAATATAGGGATAGAGAAGATCTTTGTCCTAAAAAAGAACGAATTAAGGGATGAAAGTAGGAATAGTTGGAAGTAGACAATATGAAAATAAGCGAAAAATTAAGGAAATGATTTTTAGACTGAAGCAAACATTTGGAGATGAACTAACAATTGTGGGTGGTGGATCTCAAGACGGAGCAGATAAGTACACTAAAAAATATGCATTAGAATTAGGCTGTAATTATCTTGAAGTTAATCCAGCTCATACAAGTAAAAATTTATATTCATATATGAGAGAAGATTGGTATAATAAACCATTCTCAGTAAGAAATTTTCATATAAGAAATAAAATACTTGCAAGTATGGTTGATAGGTTAATAGCCTTTATTCCTAGAGGACATAAATCTGACAGCACGGATAGCACACTTATGTATGCTGAAAAATTTGATAAAAAATGTATCATAATAACATAACTTTTTAGCGGTATTTATATATTTATATATGTATATACATAGGAGAGAATGTTATGAAACAAAAAACAAAATTAACTTCGGTTAAAGTTAGCGTAGAAGCTCAAAACAAGTTCAAATATATCTGTTTAGAAAATGGAATGAATTTCCAAAAACTTGTAAATAGATGTTTGGTCTTATATATTGAAGACGATAAATTTAAAAAACAAGTCGACAAATTTGAGTTATATATTACAACAAAGTAAATTTAGAGGAAAGGTTATGAATATTAAAGAGCTACCCAAGCTTAAAGCACTAGACCCTACAAGGGCAAAAAAGAAAAAAATTTTACTATTGTCAGACGATATGCGACTGCATTCAGGTGTGGGAACAATGTCAAAAGAAATTGTATTAGGATCTTCTCATATATTTGATTGGGTTCAAATTGGAGGAGCAATTAATCATCCAGATGCAGGAAAAGTATTTGATGTATCTAATGATATAAACAAAGAAGTAGGAATAGACCATGCAAGTGTAAAGATATATCCAGTTAGTGATTATGGAACATCTGAAATACTTAGAGAAGTTATGTCAATAGAAGAACCAGATGCAATACTCCACTTCACAGATCCAAGATTTTGGGGATGGTTATACGCAATGGAACATGAAATAAGACAACATATTCCTTTAACATACTTAAATATTTGGGACGATTTACCTTATCCTCATTGGAACGAAAATTTTTATGAGTCTTGTGACCTTTTAATGGCAATATCAAAGCAAACTTACAATATAAATAATCAAGTTTGTCAAAGAAAACCTAGAAAAGAAGGTGTAGATTTAACATATGTTCAACACGGTATAAATGATTCATTGTACCATCCAATAGGTGAATCTTCTTCAGATTTTAATGAATATTATGATTTTATTACAAGTAAAGGCTATGATAAATTTGATACAATATACTTTTTTAATAGTAGAAACATTAGAAGAAAGTCTATTAGTGACTTGATTGTTTCATATAAGTTAATGTGTGACTCACTAACAAAGGAAGAAGCAGCAAAGTGCCTATTACTACTACATACAGATCCAGTTGACCAAAATGGAACAGATTTACCTGCACTAATTCGTGCGTTATGTCCTAATTACCCTATAACTTTTTCAGGAGGTAAACTACCAGCAAACCAACTTAATTATTTATATAATGTTGCATCTGTTACTTGTCAACCATCATCTGCAGAAGGTTTTGGATTAAGTGTCATGGAATCAATAATGTCAGGAACTCCTATATTAGGAACAGTTATTGGAGGTATACAAGATCAGATGGGCTTTAAACATGATGACGGAACACCTGTAACTTTATCTGATTTTAGTGCTGACTGGCCAAGTAATAGTGATGGTAGATTTACGAAGCATGGTGAATGGGCATTTCCATTATTTCCACAAATAAATGTACAAGGTTCTCCAATGACTCCTTACATTTATGACAGTAGACCTAGTATAAAAGATATGGCAAAACAACTGAAAAAAATTCAACAATTAGGTCGTATTGAACTAAATAGACGTGGAAAAGTAGGTAGAGAATGGGCAATAAGTAATGGATTTAACAGTAAGGGAATGTCTTCTGCGTTCATACAATCAATGCAAGCATGCTTTGATACCTGGACACCTAGAGCAAACTTTACGTTATTAAGTGCTGAAAATTCAACTGTAAAATACGCAGATGGATTAATTTTTAATAGTAAAAAAATATTTGAGGAGAATAAATAATGAAAGAATTACTAGTTTTTCAAGGACCATGTACTTCTCGATCAGGTTATGGCGATCATGCAAGAGATCTTGTTAGGGCACTAATATCAATGGATAGATTTAATATTAAAATTATTGATTTGAGATGGGGAGATTGCCCTAGAAATGCATTAACAACAAGAGATACAGACATATCTAGTAGAATTGTTAGAGGCAAAATAGATAGACAGCCTGATGTTTTTGTACAATTAAGTGTTCCTAATGAATTTAATCCAGTAGGAAAATACAATATTGGAATAACTGCAGGAATAGAAACAACTCTATGTTCAGCACAATGGTTAGAAGGATTAAACAGGATGGATCTAAATATTGTTCCATCTAAACATTCTAAGCAAGTATTTGTTAGTACAAATTACGATAGAATGGATAATAGAACAAAACAAAAGGTTGGTACATTAACTTGTGACAAACCAATTGAGGTTTTATTTGAAGGAGCAGATCTAAATATTTGGAAAAAAACAGATGAACTTGCAGAATCAGTTCATAACCAAATTTCAACAATACCAGAAGATTTTTGCTTTTTACATGTTGGACACTGGCTATCAGGAGCACACGGAGAAAGTAGAAAAGATACTGGTGGATTAATACAAACTTTTTGTAATACCTTTAAATCAGGAACAAAGAAACCTGCATTAATATTAAAAACAAGTAGTGCAACATTTAGTGTAATCGATAGAGAACAAACACTATCAAAAATACGTGCTATTAGAAATCAAATACCTAATGCCCCAAATGTTTATTTAATACATGGAGATTTAACGCCTATTGAATTAAATTCACTTTATAATCATCCTAAAGTAAAGACGCATATTAGTTTTACAAAGGGAGAAGGATTTGGAAGACCACTATTAGAAGCTAGTTTAAGTGGAAAGCCTGTAATAGCATCTAATTGGTCAGGACACGTTGACTTTTTAACTCCATATTCAGTTTTGTTGCCTGGTCAAGTAAAGAAGGTTCATCCTAGCGTAGTATGGGAAAATGTAATACTTCCTGAGTCTGAATGGTTTA